GCCTCCAAGGGAGACCGCGCTCTAAAGACAGGCTTGGTCGATCTGGACAAGCTCATCGGTATCCAGAAGCAAGAATTGATAGTGTTAGCCGCTAGACCGGGAATGGGAAAGACGGCTCTCTTGTGTACGATTCTCTTGAACGCGGCTGATATAGGGAAGCACGGGCTTTTATTCTCGATTGAAATGAGCGGAGTATCCATCACTCAAAGGTTTATCTCTCAATTATCAGGAATATCTGCTTTTCGGATTATGAATGGGAATATTCACGAGGAGGAACAGGAAAAATATCAACAAGCGGCTGATATGGTAAGCGGACTGCCAATTACCGTCTGTGACCTTCCAGCGATTCGGATAGGCCAGATTCGTTCAGAAGCTCGTAAACACAAAGCGGACTTTATCGCTCTGGATTATGTGCAACTGGCTAATGCAGACCAAAAGAACGACCGGCGAGATTTAGACATCGGAGAAGTAACAAGAGGGCTGAAAGCTCTTGCTAAGGAACTGGACATACCCATCCTAGCTGCTGCACAACTCAACAGAGCGGTAGAAGCACGTGGTGAGAAGAAACCGGTTTTATCCGACTTGCGAGAGAGTGGGAATATCGAACAGGATGCGGATCAGGTTCTTTTTCTTTATAAGAAATCAGAGATTGACCCAATGGAAATCATTATCGCAAAGCATAGGAATGGAGCCACTGGGGTAGTAAGTGTTTATTTCCATCCAGAAACAATGAGTTTCTCTAATGCAACAACGCGAGAAGTGGCATTGCACGATTACATAAAGGAGACAGAATGACTATTGACCTCAGCACTTTAACTATTTATCTATTTTGTGAGAGTTGTTACATGACCTGCAAACATCTATTTGTACAGGATGATAATAAATACGAAGTATATCGGTGCGAGAAGTGCGGAAAGCTGGTTAGATATGCAGTACGGTGATACGACCCCCAGTCATACCTGGTCCAAACCTAAGTTGGAAGAGTACACAGACCGATAGAATTTGTAGAATAGGAGAAATGAAATGTATCCACTTAATGGTTATACCTGCGAAAAATGCGGTGCATGGGTTCCGAATGGAACGTATCACTATTGCCAGCCCTATACGCCCTGGGCAACCAATCCACAACCTATCCCCACCGGCAATTCGCCAGTAGACTATTTCAGGCCATATCTGCCCGTTCTGGAGCGCATCGCAGCCGCCCTGGAATTGATAGCTAAAGAAATAGTAGACGGGAAGCAGTCATGATAATTTATTCCGATGGTGCAATATGGGAAGTGCCCGATGATACTATTCTGTATGTCGGACCCGACGATTTGATACTCTACCCGCTGGAAGAAGAGGAGAAATGATGGATAAACAATTAGAACTCCCTGACTACGATCCATTCTTTGACGAAGACTATCAATCGGTCTGTGGCAATCCAGATGTGCCAAAGCGTGAGTTTTGCGAAGCAGACCAACAAAATTGCACTGGATGTCCATTTTGTGTAGAAGAAGAGCCGGCGTCCATAAGGAATACAAAATCAGCAACGTCAGAATTTCGGGAAGTATCGAAACAGACGTGTTTGTCCCGGCCTCCAACAAATCGAGCACATATCGCAACCTGTGGGTTTACGTGGACGGAAAAGTTGTCTGCGCCTGGAACTGGCATTATCTGACCGTCGCCATTGACGACCCGGTAAGCAACCAACTTGACGCCGGCGACACTTCCGCGCTGCTCTACATCCCTGGTGCGTGGGTTGCATCGGCGCTGGCCCTGCAGTCAAAAGCGGAGCAGGCTCGCATCGGGATTGCGCGGATGGCGGAAGTCGCGGAGCGGGACAGGTTAGCCCGGCGGTTGCTGGTCGGGATGGAGGTGTGAGGTGAGTAAACGACAACCAAGCCTCAGGGAATTGATCAGCCTGCGCACCGGCAGGATCAGCGAGGAACTGGCCGAAGCTACGGTCACTGGCATAAACCTGGTATTTCCCTGGCCGGATCGGGAACTTTCTCCCAACGCCCGGAAAAACTTCCGCCAGAAGGCCAAATCCGTGAGCATATCCCGTCAATATGCACGCTTCCTGACGCTTTCGGGGCAGCCTCAATTAGTATTTTCTCCGTCTGCACGACTGGAAACCACCCTGACGTTCTACCCGCCCGACAATCGCAAACGGGATATTGACAATTTACTCGCCTCGATGAAATCCAGCCTGGACGGGATTTTCGATGCGCTGGAAATGAATGACAACTGCGTGCGGCGGACTGTTCTGGAATGGGGCGACACAATCGCTGGTGGCAGGGTTACTATTGAAATCCAGGAGGTCAAATGATTTCTCCCTGGTACACAATGGCCTATATACCACTCGAACGTATCGCTTGGCGGCATGGTTACGTTCTTGCTCTACATGGTTCAATGGGCCGCGATTTGGATATTATCGCCATACCATGGACAGAGGACGCGGACAACCCCGAGAAACTGCTGAGAGCGTTCAAACGATTTATCACCAGCAAGGCAACTATCAATTATCGCATACCACAACCAATAAAAAAGCCGCATGGCCGCGATGCGTATGTCCTGCCAATTGGGTTTGACGGCCAATATATCGATCTATCTATAATGCCGCGCGCTAACAAGGGGTCGTTCCGTTTAGCTGATAATTCACTGTGATCTGTTTATTTATGTTGAGAATCTTTCCCATTATCTTTACAATTACGCCGTGCTATCTTTACAATTCCCGCCGCTTATTTGAAAGTGATAATAGTGGTGAAAGTTATTATCAAAAGTGATATACAAACTCACTTATGGCTCATAGGTGATAGACAACTTGGGGCAGTAGGTAATAGCCAGTAACCGACTCGATACAAATCAATTCGTGAGTTTGTACACCACCGTCATGCGAAAATCTATATATCGCTTGGGCGGCCTTTCAACCGCACCAATCTGTTTGAGATATTCAAGCGCCGCCCCTGCTTGCTTGGCGGTTAGGCTGTTTGCCTTGGCGTACTCTGCTATTGTAAATTCTCCGGGTTGACGTGCGGGATGGCTGGCTTCGTGTAGTTGGCGAAGTGCGGCGGTTAAGGTATCTTCGGTGATGGTCATAGTTTGATTATGCGCCTTTGTCCAGGGGCCGCGAAATATCGCAACTTCGACAAGTCAAGCGATCCATCTGGGAGGATGATAACGCCTCCAATATCTGACCTGTGTCCGGCTGCCATTCGGTAACCAAATGCGCCGCGTAGCGTCCAAGAAGGCATGGACATTGCGCGGGTTCCTGCTATCTTTAAACCAGAATCATCACAAAGATGGTTGTGTCCGCGGAACACATAGGCTGGTTGTGGTCTTGGCGGCCTGTCAGTCGCAGCGTCCATAATAGCCTCGGTTGCCATAGATGCGGCGGCAGATGTCCAGTCCCGTCTCCCGGCCCGTCCGTGATGCGCAACGTCTATGACTGTCCCGTCAATATCGAATATTCCTTCCCACGTGCATTTACATCCCAAGGAGGCGGCAATGCCCGCCTCAGATTGCGCACCCTCGCCTGCGTGCGCTTCCGTTCCACGGATAAACCAAAGCGTCCCCTTGGTTCTACTACATAAGTTTGCAATTGGCTTGAATAATTCGATTGCCATTCCTACCTGGTCCCCTACGTTCGGCATTGCCTGTACTGTGTGATGGTGATTTCCTTCGATAATGTCTCCGGCGTGTATTACAATTAATCGGTGTTTCCGCCCACATAGTTTTTCCACGTAGCTCCAATAATCCGCCCAACATTGATAAATCCAATCTTGCGCCAGAGTCGCTGTATAAGTCTGCATGATGGGCGTTCCGTCCTCGTGGACTTCGCCAGTGTCGCATTGCCATTCATGCAGAGACAAAGAGACTAATCCGCCGATGTGGGTGTCTGATATTAACGCTACCACTGAAGACATAAGCCATCCAAGAGAACGCCCCGGAAGGTCAAGCCTTGCCGGGGCTGATGAGTAAATTATGCCCTGCCCCGCCGGGGATGGATTGCCCGGACGCCAGGAGGATAGCCACGGGGCAGGGGTCAAACACTAGGGTGCGGGTGGAGTAGGCGGCGTTGTTGAAACCAGCGCGGTGTAGGTTGTCTCGCTGGAGGTTGGCGCAGGTGGCACCGGCAGGAAATTGTTATATAGCCATAGGATGCAATTGGCGCGCTTCACAGGGTCCAAGATGTATCCAAGCAGCAGGTTATAAATCGCCATTGCCGATCCAATATAGGGGGATAGAGCCGTAAGCAATAGCGAGAACCACGCCGAGAAACTCGGAAAATCCCAACCGAGAAATTTTGGCAACGTTGCCGGGTACCACCACCAGGCCAGCAGGAACGCTACGGCTCCCACGATAATGGTCTTGACGAACCGGCCCAGGTCGATGGTGACTTTGACCTTCAGGAGGGTCATCAATTTCGGCAACCCGGTTTCCACCAGCCATGAGATGAGCGAGGTCAGCACAAGTGCAACCACGCCGACGATGAGAAGTTGGTACGATGTTAGGTTCATATTTTCCTTTCCTTTCTGAGTGTCTACCTCATTTTCGAGGCGAGAATAATGCTGACGATGGTTACCGTCAGCCCCCAAATACCCGATCCAATTGCAAAGACCATGTTGATCCGACCCCACAACTTCGATAATTGCTCTTTTGCGCCCGTATGGCCGTTGCCGTTGACGAATTTCTCATGCTCGTCGATGCACTTTGCCTGGCGCTCCTGCTCCTGCTCCACCAGTGCCAGGCGTTTATCAGTACTGCGCGCCAGTTCCAGTAATTCCCGTTTTTCATCTGCGGTGAAGACTGCCATGTTTTAGTTTTATCCTTGCTTTATGAGATACGGCATATAAACCCATCCGCCGCTCTGGTACTGGGCGTTTGGCTGGAAATGCCCGTAATTGCCGGTTATCGTGTCGATGGAAACAGCGCTTCCGGACAGGATGTATCCGAGCACTTTTGATGTTCCATCTGGGGAAACATGCACGTTCGGGTTCTGGCCGGCCACGACTTTATAGGCCGGGTAGAGCGGAGCGGGCGCAGAAATGACTGGCGGTGTTACGGGGCCTGGCACTGGCGCCGGAGCATTCGCCCAGGCTTGGAGCGCGGCCAAGTCGCCATTGAACCAGTCCATGTCGAGGCTAAGCGCCTGCGTGCCATACTGAGGCCCGTTGCCATTCCCGGTATACTGCCAGATTGTCCAATCCTTCCACGGCTTTGGCGCGCCGTGAGAATAACCTTTCAATAGGCTGATAAAGTTTATGTAAGGTTCGCTAGCATACCACGCCAACCAGAACGGATACTTCAACCAGCCCTTGTCGGGTGTCATCCACTGAGTCCAGAACGATGCCCCAGCGTAGATAATTGGTACGCGTCCAGTTGCCTTCTCCACGGCTTGCAACCAGTTCCATACCTTTCCTTGCACCAGCGCGGGCGATAGTTTGAACGGTGCGGGATCCATTTCCAAATCGAGCATCGGCGGCAATTCCCCGATGTCGCCGCCGATGGTATCGCAGAATAATTTCGCCTGCGTCAATTCAGAACTCCGCCAGTCCAGATATGCAAAGGCACCGCGGAGTAACCCCGCCTGTTTCATCGCCGGCCAGTAATTCGAGAATTGCGCGTCCTTTTGAATCTGGCAAGATTTGGCCCAACAGAATTCCATACCAGCAGATTTCATTTTGCCGAAGTCGGTTTTACCAGACCAAGAAGATATGTCACATCCGAGGGTTCTCATTATTCTCCTTTATGCCGAATGCAGCGCCACGCCGTCGGCGCTCACGGTACTAGCACCCGCAACGGTAACCGTAAAATTCACCGATGTGCTGGTGGCAACGGCGAACTGAACATCATATGCACTGGAAGAACCAACTCCTGTGATTAGAAGTGTCTGATTTCTTCCAGAGAAACTCATCCCCGTCCCACGAACCGTTACGCACAAAATAACATAGTCTCCGGGCGCACACGCAACTGTAACATTTACCGCACCAGAACCTCCCTGATGCGCCCACGCTCCGAAGGTGTTTGCGCCGCCTCCTTGATTGACGCCGTTCAATGCCAATGTTACCGCTGTGCCGTTTTGGCTTGTGTTGTTGAACGTGCCTTGGAAATTGGAAGTTGCAGCCGATGAACCCAATAGATACCCTATATATGCTTGATTGGAAGCGTCTGACGCAACAAGTGTCGGTGTCAACGAGTTCCAAGTTGGACTAGTCAACGCAGTACTGTTGTACGCAAAAAACAGAAGCAACTGGTTAGCGGTGGCGTTGGCTACGTTCGCATTGAAAGTTTGCAATGTGGTAGACGGGATGTCATTTGCACCATACTTGTTTGTCACGACTTGGGCGGCGGTGAAGAATAACGGGTAAGCCCGTAACAGCGCGCTGATGGTGGCATTACCAGACGGACTCGTCCCCAATGCCCATCCCAGCGTACCGTAGTCGTTCCCGCCCCCGCCGGAATCTGCCGCATAATGTGCTGATGCAGAAGTGATTAACGAATGCCCAAACGCCACCGCGCCGGTCACGTTGATATTGGTCAGGTAAAAGCCGGGGAAATATACCAGTCCGGTCGCGTGGCTACTGATGGAAGATGATATAACGATGCCGGTGGCGCGATAATCCGGAGAGTTGGTGGTGGACTTGACCCCCAGCCCGGAAGTATAGAGTGGATCCCAAACTATCGGGTCGTATTGATTCAGGGTAATCGAGTCGTTGTTATAGGCAGAGATGGATAAAATGTCTGTCTGGGATTTCAGATATTGCGTGTTCCCAGATAGGTAGGTATTCAGGTTCGCAGCGGTCAGGGTTTGCCCAACTGTATACGTATAGATCGCGGTCCATGTCATGTTATTTGCCTCCGTTGGCAATGGATACCTGCGGGAGAGTTGGCCCCACCCCATGTATCACGTTGTCATTTTGCAGGTATTCTACGGTCTCACCGGGTAACCAATTCGAGTTCTCGATTAGCCTGTAATTCAGTGCTTGCTCTATTTCCATTAGATTGTCCGGCCACACGATGGTATGAACGTTCCCGGCTGCGTTTGCTGTGGAGAAGGCCGTACTGTCCGGAATGCGCGTGGCGCTTCCGTTCAGGTTGTGATAGCACTCGCCGCATACGAATGTAAAATCATGGCCAGGGAATACCTGCACCGCGTGAGTAGTTGGTGATTTAGGACATCTGACAATCCATCTTCCATGGTTCATTTCAGCTTTGATTTCCATAATATCCTTTCTAAAAAGCTAATACTCCGATACCCGTGTCAAGCACCCCGTATACCGCGTCGTCTAATATAAAACTTGGCGTGCTGTTGGCGGGTTCCGGGTAGTAGCGCATTAACACGGTTGGGTAGCCATTCGCGGCGGCTTGAATGGTGATGTCAATACCCATGATGTTGTAATCTTGATTAATTCCGGTGACGCTTTCGGTGGCAGTATAGCGATTTCCGATGTCCAAAGTGACTGCAGCCGCGGCGGTGGTAGCGTTCCGGTTGGCATAGTATTCGTGATATTCGGAAACAGGAATGGGCAAATGCCACATACTTAACCAGTGGTTCGCCATGTCATTCGCCACGCTTTGGCTGGACTGGTAATACATCGAATACTGCAAAACATTGTCGCCGTATTTGGCGATATTTGGCGCGGTGTCCATGACTCTTACATCGATCTGGTTATACAGGCGCATGATAGTTCCGCGCAACACGAACGGGTTGATGAAGATGGCCTTACTGGCATTGTCAGTAAACACCACCAACGCATACGAGGCGTACCATGTCACGGCGATACTCAATGATGCGTTGGCGTCCTGCACCGCTTCTCCTCCGGAAGTGAATGAGGCTTTCCAGTCCGTGCCTGCCACGGGTGCAATGCCAGAGCCCGGTACGACTCGTACTTTGTTGGAAGAACCCTTCCCGGACGTCGGGTCGGAATAGTTACACTGCATGGCGATTGGATTGCCTGGGTTGACCACTATTTCATTGCTTACCTGGTACAAAGTTTCCGGCCCCGTTCCAACCGCAGCGGGGAACGCGGAAACAATGATGTCATTCAAAACATTCTTTTCGTCAGTAAGGACATGTGCTGTATTCATATCAGCCGATATGGTCAGTCCACTGGCTTGTGTCTGCCGATACCAGCGGGTGTGATAAGACATGGTTTCCCCAACAGTCGAATCGCCTGCCGGGAAAATATAACCGGCGTCCGTCATCGCCAAGTGCTGTAATGCAGTAATTAACATCGTTGTGGGAGTGATGTCATCGAATAGATATGGGCAGGTATCCGGGGAGGCTTGTAAGTTTTTCGCCAGCGGCGCAACGGGAAGTAGTGCCAGTACCGTTGCCAGCCCCTGGTCGGGCCTCTGGTTTACTTGTACTGCCAGGTTTGTGGCCGGTTGGGTGGCGAAATAGTCCATAATGTCATAGGCAGTTATGGCGGTCTGGCGCGCGCCGCGCGTTCCCGGAACCGGGTCAATGGTGGCGATATAAAATCTCTTATATTTGGTCGTGCCACCGTAAGTCATTTTTAGTACAACCGGGGTCTTGGCGGTAAAGCCACTTCTGGCACTGGCATTACCGGGTGAGTAATAGCCGATGGTTTTGTTACTATTGCATTGTGAGTTATTCAATGTAAATGTGAACTGCCCGGTATCGGCTACGCGTGTCTGTGGGTCACAGGCGGTATTGCCCCAATTGGCGTGAAGATCACCCGCGCTGAGTACGTCGGCAATGACAGAAACAAGTCCGCCGCCGAAGTCCATCAGTACGTCCACAATGATATTTGCCATTACTTAGCCTTTAGAATAGCGTCCCGGAAAGCGGTCTGTAACCAGCGTCTGTCCTGGTCCGAGAATACCCCGCCGATGTTGCCACCACCCGCCATGGGGGGCGCGCCGTGTCCACTCATCTGGCTTTGGTTGTAGACCGTCGCGCCATGGGGGGCATAGACGTATTCCGTGAATGGGGTAGTGCCTCCGCCGGGCGCATCGCCTACCATCGCCCAACCCGAGAATGAACCACCGCCAGCTTTTTTGTCTGCCCCGGGCCATTTTCCCCCAATTGGACCCAATCCTAACATTGCCAAAAAGTTATCAACCGATCTAAGAATGTCGTTACCAAAGTTATAAAACGCTGTATTTACTCCTGCGGTTGCTTTATCCATATCGCCTGCCAGTGTTTTCGCGCTTATTTCCACCGCATTGATGATAGGGATAACTAAAGAATTGTCAAACCACACCGCGGCCGCTACCGGGTCGATAATAATAATCGGCGTAGTAAACCAAGTCGCAATATCGGTTCCGGTCTTTATTACAAATCCTTTAATGGCGGTCTCGGCTGGGTCCAAAATATCGAAATGCCATTCGCGCGCTAATTCCGTCGCAACTTGCTGATTGCCCGCGGTGTTATTTTTAAGTAATCCTTGAATAACGACCGACCAACTGTCCGCTTGCGCGGGTACAAGATGGGGATTTTTAGCATCGTTAGAACCGAAACCCAACGAACCACCCACCATATTAGCATTTTTAATTATCTGTGCAACGTAACCTCCAGCCGTTTTGAAGTCACTTGCAACCTGTCCCCAATTCACCGACGTTATCGCAACAACAAACGTTTTAATTGAGTTTTCAAACGGGGTTAACTGAAGTTGGTCTGGAGAAGCTCCAAAATCATGTCCAGTTCCACCACCACTTCCTGCGGTTCCCGGAACGTAGTATTGATCAGGATGCGCTAAGGCATAGGCTTTATCCGCCGCAGTTGCCCACGGCGCAAGCGTCTTTCCACCCGGACTTCCAGATGCGGGTGTTCCTCCGCCTCCTCCGCCGCCGGTTGCCGCCCCCAATGCCCCCGCGGGCGCGCCCGTCAGCATTGTCAAGAATTGCCCAAATTGTGTAATGGCGGGCATTTCTGCCGCCAGCATTTTCTCAAACCATGTCACAAGGTTTTGTAGCACTGGAATAAATGTCACCCCAAGTGTGACTTCGGCCCCCTTGAAAGCGTCCTGCAGGATTGCCATCTGTTCGGATACTTGATGTATCTTATCAATCTGATTATTGTCAAGCGCCAGCCCTAATTTTTGCGCCTGGTCAATGTAGCTCTGCATCCCACCGTTGGCAAGGTTGATGAGCATGTCGTCCATCGCCGCGCCGCCGCGGCCAAAGATGGTCATTTCTGCATTGTTACGGGCGGTGACATCGGTAGTTTTTACGAACCAATCCGCCACCGATTGCAGCAGTTCCGTGCTGGTCATCATCGTGCCATTGGCGTTCTTGTAATTGATGCCCAGGTCGGCGAGTTGTTTGGCGCTTACGCCCATCTTCCCGTTGGTGGATTGCAGACCCTTCTCGAACATCATCATGCGGGTGGTAACCGTTTCGATGGATACGCCAGAAGCGTCCGCGGCCAGCGTCAGCCCGGCGGCTTGGGCGGAAGTGGCTCCGAGAACAACCATTGTGTCGTGCAGCGATACGCCCCACGCCAGTGTCGTTTTCGTGACCTGCACAATGGCTGCGCCCGTGCCAACGATAATAGCCGTCGCAGCAGCGGCCGCGGCGGTGATAAGGCTCAATCCACCAGACACGGAGCCAAACGCACCCTGTGTCTGGTCAATGGCCTTGATGAGTATGTCTACTTCCGGGGTGGAGCCCATTCCAAGATCGCCAAGCATGTTAATCCTTTAGTAATTTGTATTCCAGCGCGAGCCGGTGGGCAGTTGTTAGCGCCGCGGCTGATTCCGGGTTTTCATTCGCCCATTGCGCCGGGTTCTCCGAGCGTTTGCGCTCGTCATACCAGTGGGATATATTCTCGGCAATCGCCATGAGCTTGATTTCCTTTGCGCCGAGAATGTCACGCCCTAGGACGGCCCGGACACCGAAACGGTCGATGCAGTTGAGGATGTAGATTTCTCGGGGCTGCTCTCCATCGCCGCAGGCATAGGCATAGGCTGCGGCGGCAATGCGTTTGGGGCTTCCGGTTCCACCGTGTCTTGATATAACTTTCCGACTTCGGTCAGCAGCCATGCCACCAAAGCAGACACCGCCACGCGCGGGCGGGTGGGCCAGGTCTGGACGGTCGGATTTTCGGGGATGCCCGGAATATTCCACTTCTCCACGCAGGCCAGGATACCCGGCAGAATGGCGGCGATTATGGCAGACGCCCCGATCCCACCCAAAGAATCCATCTCCCTGCGCATGGCTGCATTGGCGCGCTCAATGGCGGCTTCCTGTTCCAGCGAAAGCGGGTCAGAAAACGTGACAGAGCCGGTAAACGGTTCGTCTTTGTACAGATAGACTTTGCTCATCGCAGAGTCCTTTCTCCGGCGATTGCCGGATTACGTGAAGGCGGCTGTGGCCCAGGTCGGAGCAGCAGAACCAGGATACATGGCGAGCTTGGCGGTGTACTTTCCACCAACCACATCCACCTGGTAATCAGACACAAGAAATCCGCTGGTGGCGCTGGAAGTGATACCGAATACCGGGTCTTGTCCGGTTGTCCAGTATTCACGCATACCGACATAGATATTGACGGTAAGCGGAACAAGCAGACCATTGATGGCGCTCAGGACGGTGTGTGAACCCGACAAGGCCGCAACCAAACCAGACGCAGCCGATGCTACTACTGCGGTGGTATCGAATGGTCCGCCGAATGTTACAGCGACAGTTCCTTGTCCGAGCAGGAAGCCTTTGAGAACATCCTGCAACGCGGTCAGGTCTACTTCGGGATATGTGACACCAACCCCGCCAATTGTTTCCACCGGGATATCGCGCTGTGTTCCGCCCGAATCATCGATGGAAAACCTGAAAAACTTTCCTACGGTACGACCAACTTGTAATGTGGGCATGTTGTTTTACTCCTTTATTGATTGCCGCGAACGAAGGAACAGACAAAAGTACACGTAGTCGCGCTGCCTAGTGAGATATTCCAGCGGGTGAACTGCCCAACCGTGGCAGTCTTGGCAAGTGCGACAAGGATATGTTTGGGGGTGGATGAAGCATCCAATGACCCGGAAGTGATAAGGTTGCTGAAACTTCCGTCTACGTTGGTGGTGGTGCTGTGTTGGACCGCCAGGGTTACGGCGTTATCTGAACTCATCAGGTGAAAGACCGCATAGCCACCCAGGGCGGTCCCTGCGCCCCAATCCATACCGATGGCGGTATTGGCAGCGGTTTCTGCGCCTAGCGCGTGCTGTAGCCTGCCCCACGGGTTTCCATACGCATTTGAAGCCGCAGCCGCGTTCCACCCACCAAACGGCATGGCAACTGTTACGCCGCCGGCTTTGTCAATCGCTGCGGTGAAGGCTTTCTGGTCGAAGGTGCCAGCAAAGACCGGATCACCTGCGGCGGGTACTGCCTGGATGCCGATTGCCACGGAAATATCATGTCCAAGGCCTTTGCCGGCATCTCCAACCGTCACAATATCGCCAGCGGTGTCCTTGGCAAATATGCCCGTATAATTTCCTGGCGTGATATTGGTTTGCCCGGGCAAGAAGCCATGCAGCGGGTCTGTTATCACGGTCAGGTCAACTTCCGGGAATGTGCAGGCCAGCGGGCCAATGGTGCGCTCGTAGCCGCTTATGTCATATCCGTCATAATAGGTGCGGGTGAACTTAATTACTGTTCTGCCGTTCATCTGTGGTTACCTCCGCGCTTTTGTCAAACGCACGCCCGTCTGATTTCCATTCCGCCGCAAGTTCGGCGGTAACGGTGGCGTCCTCTCCCGGCAGATAGTGCCGGCCTCCGTCCCAACAATCCGGGCCGGTTATGCGTACAGTTACGAGTTGATTCGTTTTTGTCTTTACCATATTTTCACGCTTCCAGGAATTGCATAATTGTGATGGCGATTTCAGCGCCAAGATACATATTTCCAGCCGGGTCAGACACCGGCCCCATCGTCTCAACAATCGGATCTTCACTATCCACTGAGCCGTTCAAGGTCGTATGACTTGACAGTGCCACGAGGATGGCTGCCAGATTGGTCAGCATTGCCGCCCAGGATTGAGTCATATTCACCGACCCGATCGCACAGTGATAGTAGCGATAATGAAGGGTGTACAAAAAGTTGTTCTGTTGTTGCGTCTGTTCGACATGGATAAGTCGGACTCCAGTTACGAACTTTTCAGGGCGTGGGGCGAGGACGGCGGCATTCGCCATCATGCTATCTGCTACACCAGACTCGCCGCGTACGGTCACGCCTGTAATAGTTAGCCCAGCAATGGAACTCATTACCGTGGCGATATCTACAGTCGTTGTCATTGTGCTTGCCCTTTCAGAAATGCTGCCAGCATCGAACTGGCGTGCCGGATAGCCCCGGCCATGTTCGTACTCACAACCTCGGACACACGCCTCCAGCCTACAAGATTAGGCTGGTTGGCTTGCGTCGAATTGCCCATTGTCCACTTAGCGGCGGCAGTCGGATTGCTTATCTTCCAAGAATTTGCCGCTGCGGGTGCGCTTGTCCAGGCTTGTGCCATCGCGCCGGTGCGCTGGTTTGTCCACGGGTTGATCAATCCAGAAGCCTTTGCCCAGAAGAACCAGCGGCGCTGTTTATCGGTTTGGAAAGACCTACCATAAGCAGCAATTCGAGAAACCACCTTGTAACCGGGATAGTGCTTCAGTCCGTGGTTATCATCGCCTATGATGTATTCAGCAATCCACCCCGCGCATTTCTGCTGACTCATATACCCAACAGTTTTAAGGTATTCAATCGCCTCAGGAATCCCACGGGTCGTTATTCCGGTGTCCATTACGCCACTCGCCTCAAGTCATCAATAATCTTGGATGCCAGCGGGGGCACATCTTCCGGTCTAATTACCACACCGCCGGCAGTGACCGTGATTTTTCCGCTGGAGGCCTGGCCGGCACGTTCTTGATACATCGACTGCGCAATCGCAAGGACTGCAACCTTGACTTTACTCATCACATTCCAAATATAGACAGTCGCGCCGATGATGTGTATGGCGGCAGTAGATCCATTCTCTCCACGCGCCGAAACCGTTACCGTGTCGCCACCACTGGTCTGACTGACAGATGCGACGTTGAGGAATTCATTGTCTATCTTCACCAGCATATCCGCCAGGATTTGCCCGGACAATACGGTTGTGAAGGTCAGTCCATTGGTGGTAGTTATGGCGGCCTTGAGCGTGTCGCCAATTGACCAAGCACGAGTAGCGTACTGATCGTGATAGCCCCACACGCCCGCGAGCGATAGAGCCTGTTGAACCGAACCGCCGGAGTTTGACAACCATCCTACACTGGAGGTGTCACGCAAGCCAACCGCCCAATAAGGCGGGTTGTTGATTGACTTCAAAATGTAATCGGTCGAAGCAATTACTGACGCGTCGCCATTTGTAAAGGTGGTCAGAGAAAGTAAGTCATCTGTCAGCCATATCTCGCCACCACGCGGAATGTCGAATAGTTGCGTTTGTACGATGGGATAGAAATGCCGAAGTGTTTCCCCTTCGATGTACCGGCAGATGGAATCAAGAATGAGCGCGATACTGATATCATCTATAGTATCAGTGCTGATAGTCTGCCCACGTTGGGTTACCCAGTTCTTGAAATCTGCAACGGTCGCATATAAATTCATATTAAGCCTTTGCCGGTTCCCCGGTGTTCTTGAAGTCAGAAATGCTTGACCATGCGATAAAATCAGCCGCGCTGCTTGGGATGTCTCCTACCAGATGACCAACCCCACAGGAGCGATCTACATAGGCGGGAAATCCAACCGCGCGAGCGTTCTCAAAGAAGTTTCGATCTTCCCCGCCGCCATTGAGTTCGTTGTCGTATTTGAACCACGTATCTGCTACGCTCTCTCGCATTGATTCCAATACCGACCGATGAATGAGGCAGCAAGATGTGGACGTAAAGTCAATTTCAGCCAGAGCGTCTTCCGGTCTTTGGTCTAACACATACGGTCCGAACCTCACCGCGTCGTGTTCCATAATCCATTTGAAGGTGTCTTGTACCCGAATGGCGTAGGGCTGCTTGTGACTATCTCCGTAGCTATTCCATACGTGCGGTATAACCGGGGATTGACGCATAAAGACCAGGGCGCTTATAAGTGGCTTGTCCCAGGACAAAAGTCGTTCTAATGTTTGAGGAACAAAAATAATGTCGTGATGACACGAAAAAAGCCAATCGTTCTTACTGTCAAGAAAGTCCTTGACAACCTTATTCCAAAATATTTTTATATCGCCCGGTAAAGAGCGGGTGAAATCAAGCGAATCGCCCCATTGTCTTTGTAAATCCATCCATGACAGAACGCAGGGCCAGCGTGGAGCATCGCCGGAAGATGGAACCCATAAAGTGACCTTCATCGCTCATTCACTTTCTACAGGGGCGGGTTGTTCGCCCGCCCCTGTTACTAAAGGATTAGATGGTTACGATCTGCTGCGGAGCCGTGTCCAAGACATGCTTGACTTCCTGGTACAGGTCATACGTTACCGAGGCCGGCCAGTTACTATTGGCGGCGGCGGCAGAAACTTGCAACCAGGGATGTGAGCTATCCACAGCCATATCAATTACAGCTACACCGGAACCAGCACCGGCGGTAACTTGCGCCAGGGATGCGCTGGTAGCCGCGGCAAATGTCGCGCCACTGGTGGCAGCCTGAAAGATGGAACCATTGAAGGAAGCGCCGCTCAGGGGCGCGCCCAGTGAAAAGACGAAGCGGGCACGCGTGGCGCCGGTCGCATTGATCAACGCACCGGTCAGGGCACCGCTAGAGGTCAGCGGGGCTGCGGCCAGTCCGGTTATAACCATATCAGCTAACTTTTTCATGTTATTTATCTCCTTATGATCTTAGATTAGTCGATTAACCCTCGACCATGTAGTAGAACCCTTCGCCCTGGAGGACAGCGCCACCGCGGAAGATGTTAGCATAGATGTGCACAATGCCGTTGCCCATTTCCACGTAGGGGTTACGCTGGATCATCATGCCGGGTTTTTCAATGACAGCATACTGAGTCCAGTTGCCATAAACGACAGACTTGTTTCCGGTCGTGTCATTGGCGGGCATGTCATCACTGACAAAGGCGGGGTATCCGAAGAAGCCGGGTTCGCCAATCGTGCCACCGTAACCAGCATTCGGGCCGCCGACGGGGGTCGGGACAAATGCAAAGTAATTGGAGGTCAGGCCCTTGGCATACCATTTGCTTTTGTTCGCCATCAGGAAGCCAGTTTCGCCCATGACGTTGTAACCAGCGCCCAGGTAACCAATTAACTTGGAAAGGTCGCCAGCGACAAAGGCATGAGTAGCTGTTCCGGTCGGGCCAAGAGTTGCGCCGGTCAAAACGCCTTGCGCTTCGCCAGTTCCGGTACCGTTGGTGTACAGGGTATTCTCAGTCACACCTACGGCGCGCCCGAGGGCAGCGGTAAGCCAAGCGTCGAAGTTCGTGTCTTGATAAGTCAGGAACTCTTCGCTGATGGGAACATCCTTGGTGTACTTGAACAGCTGGATGTCTTTCTGTGCGACAGTCGGCTTGTTCTTGTTGTAAGCTGCGAGTTCGGCGGTCTTGACAAAAGCCGTGAACTTCGTATCTTCGACGGGGACAAGCAGGTGATCGCTGGGGGTGCTCAAGTGCTGGGCGGCAGTCTGGCGAATAAAACTCACCAGGTCGCGCTTGGCTTGAATGGTCTGGTACAAAGGATCAGGAACCAGATAAGCGCCATCAGCGCCGGAGTTCGACACGAAGGTTGAGCCCTTCATGTTGACCGGGAGGGATTTCATCCAGAGTTCGTCTGGCTGAATTAGGCCTTCGTTCTTCTCGCCAGTGCCCATCCAGGACTTGAATGCCTGCACGCCATCGTTATCATCGCCGGTTTTCTTGGCGTCGGTGGTGTGATAGGACTGGCGGATCATGCCTTTATCTTGCAAGGCCTTGATTGCCTTTTTCTCAGCAGCGTCAGCGATTTCTTCGTCGTGCGCCTTTGCATCCGCTTCGATCTTGGCCGCCTTGGTGTCAGCGTCGCGCTGTTCTTTGAAAGCGGCTTCCAACATTGCCTTAACTTCATTTGATTCCATAGTATGTATCTCCTTTTGAGATTGAATAGGGTTTGCACTATCATCATCACCGTGGGCAACGCCGCCGGGTAAGGTGAGTAATGATTTCAGGGAAATAACTTGATTACGTGGCTCGGCCGGGGAGGGAGTAAAACTTGCATCCGTTCCCAGCGGCCAGGTCTTGATAAAGAACTTTCCATCGCCGGCCGCTTCACGGTCAACGGTATGACTGGCAGTACCAGACGACCAATCCATCTTTCCTGCGCGTACTTGACTTGCAATAAACCCCTCATACTCGTCGCGCAGGTCAAGCACAGTCTCAGCCCAAATGCCGAAGTCATCTTTCTTGAGCGAGACAGTATTGGAAAGCGCCTTCTTAAGCGCCGGCATTGTTTTTCCGTTGGTCAAGGCTGCCTTCTGTCTGTGATGGAACCATGCGATTGACTCGGTAGCGGGCCCGAAGTTGGTGTCTTTGGTGAAGAAGTCACCAGTCAAGTCAGGATCTGCGGCAGTTGAAAACCTAACCAAGTACCCACCGACTTTCCCGCCATCCAATGACTTGACTTCTCCGCCTAAGTAAACTAATTCTTCATCAATGGTTTTTGCTTTAGCCAGACGTGAAAGAAAAACGGACTTAGTAACCGCGTCCCATGATTGTTTTCTAACAACCTCTATTTTTCCATCCCCGAACGAAACAACCCCATTTGAATCTGTTTTATAGGGAACTTTATAATATTTTTGCCCCTCACAAATTACAACCATTCCTTCGTCTGGGAAAACGTCAACAATCCAGTTGTCTGATGGGGAATTTACTGCGTTGGTTGATGGGTGGGACTCACCCCATGCTCTGTAAATAGAGTCTTGAATTTCATTTAGACCCATAGATTTCTTGCTTTTTGTCTTATACTCATCACGTTCAGGCATATTCACCTCGTAAACGCAAAAAAACGCCGGTCAAGTCTGCACAATAAATGCAGCTCAACCGACGTCTCAAAGTCAAGGTCTCGGCCTCTCCGACTTCACAAGTCAGAGAGTGCTAGTTTAGAATGGCGTACCCCTTGCCATTACTGCGAACATTTTATCACAGAATTATATTTTCGTGTGACACTTCGCCTGGTGGACGCATTGTTATTTTCGGCATTACTTCATCGTGAGGAACATTGACAATCCGAATATTGACTCCGAATGCAATACCAACTTTTTCTATATCCGGGAATGTCGCACCTTCGGATATTCTGCCGAACCATTTCATCTCTGAATTGTGGATACTCATGTACCCGCCATTCTCAATAACGATAAAGCGGATATTCAGATTCAACCGATGAACGACTTCCAACTCCGCAATACACTGCATGAACGAGCCTTCGCCGTCCACGCAAACGATCCGCTTACCACTAGCCAGCGCACAGGCAATTGATACCGGAATGGTCGCACCCATCGCGCCCTGTGCGTAATTGGAGTAAATCATCCGCGCCGCGCCGTGGTAATTATTAATAAAAACTTTCACAGCCGTTGTCGAACATCCGATTACGAGAATATCATCAGCAGTAAGCGATTGATTCAGTTCTTCGCAGAGGTCGTATGTATTCATTCTAGCGCCTCTGCCTGTTGTATGTCAATGGGAATATTTAACCAGCACGCGCCCTGTGGTTCTGCCAGGGCGAGTTTCCAAAGAATGTCTAACCAAACCTGTGCGCTATGGGCAGTCATTACGGTGACAACTTTCTTTGTGACCGCCTCCGCAATCCTGTCAATCTTTACATCCTGCTGCCCGCCCTGGCGCAGCTCTTCCTCTTCGCGCTTGACTATCAGGTCAGTCGCTATATCCCCTGATATAACGAACATTGGAACATAATCCGAGAATGCCGAAGCCACGCCAGAGATCGCGTTCGTCTGTGCCAGGCCACTGGTCACGCATAGAACACCCATCTGCCCGGTGCATAGCGCATGACCATAAGCCGCATAAGACGCGCCGGACTCGGTCAGCATGTAGGCGGGCTTCAAATCGGAGTGACCTATGCTATCGTTCAAGTGCTGGGAGAATCCGCCTTGTAGTGTGAACAGCGTTGTCACGCCGCGCCGGATAAGTTCTTGCACAATCCAATCAGAGACGCGCATAAGCCACCGTTCTTTCTATCGCTTCCATGATACCGACTGTCTCCTTGCACCCCAGTTCCAGTGCCCGCGTCACATCGGGCATATAAATGCGCGGCTTGCCGGTTTCCTGCGGAAGGTCTTCCACTGCCTCACATCCGCATACCTGCGCAACCATCTGCGCTATATCGCTCATCTTGAACGCCAACGAAGCACCCACGTCATAGAATGCGCCGCTCTTGCCATCCAATAGGATACGCCAAAGCCAATTCCCCATATCCGCGCCGTACATGTAACTACGAATGCATCCGGCATCATAATAATGCACCGGTCCGCCTTTGACGCCTTCCCGGATAAACTGCATTATCGAATAGGTATCTTGCAGGCACTCTCCCACGAAGCAGAACGGGCGAACGGTCACCACGTCTACGCCGCTATCGGCACATTCCCGTTCCCATTTGCGCTTGTTGTCGCTGTATTCGTCATGCCGGTCGTAGACTGCTCCGGACGAAGCGAACAGGACGCGAGTGCTATGCTTCTGCGCGTACGCAAGCACGCGGGTGGGGGAGACGGGGGCGAGGTGAACGATGGCGTCCCAAGCCTCCTCGAGATACCAAGACTGATTATAGGCAGAACGATTCAGCCACAATACCTTACATTCTGGCGGCTGGGTTTGTTCCATCCAGTGCGCAATGAATCCCGATCCTCCCGTGCATAACACTTTTTTTGTTGTCATATTTCCTTTCTAGTGATATAATGTATTCATAGGAGATAAACAATGAGAAACAAAAATGGAACTTTTGCAAGAACGCTTCAAATCTGGACGCTCGACAATTGGGACAATGGATATATGGACAATCGGGGCAGGTTTAGGGTTTATCGCCCAGACTACCCGAGAGCGTATAAGGGTGGTTTTGCTCTTCGCGCCCATGTGGTGTATTGGCTCGTAACCGGACAACCACACCCAGCGGGAACAGAACTTCATCACAAGAATAGAATAAAATCCGACGACCGCTTTGTAAATCTTATTGTTCTTACGCATTCCGAACACCAGATTGACCATAAGGCGAATTGGGTTATTGTAACATGTGCCCATTGCGGAAAACAATTTCGGGAACATGCCTGGAGGGTTGCTGAAAGAAACGTCCGTTTCTGTTCTCAAAACTGCTATCGCATTCATCCACGCTCTCCAGAACATAAAGCCAATATTTCTGCTGGAATAAAACTTGCCTATAAAGAGGGGAGGCGGTTGCCGAACGGGCCTCACTTAAAGAAATTGCGTATGGTCTCCACGCTGTAATCCAGCATCTCGGTAGTCAGTCCGGGCCAACATCCAACCCAGATGACGTGTTCATAAGCATAATTGGCATTCTTCAACTCCCCCACGGCGCGGCAGTCAATGTTCTTGTATGCTGAATGCCGCAGGATGTTTCCTCCGAACAGCGGGCGATTGCCAACGCCATGCGCGTCCAGATAGCGTGCCAGTTCGTTTCTATCCTCCGTTCCGAATGCGAAGCCGAACCAGGAAGGGCGGCTGTTGGGTGATACTACTGGCAGTACTATCGGCAAATCTTTCAGCCAAACATACAAATATTGCCAGTTCTCGTGCCTTGCTTTCACAAACTCATCCAGCCGCTTGATCTGCTCACAACCTAGCGCCGCTTGTAAATCAGTGGCTTTCAAGTTCCACCCAATGCGGGAATAGGTGTAACGATGGTCATACTCACCATCGAAGCGTTTTCCACAGGTGTTATCGCGCCCGCCTTCACACCAGCAATCCCGGCCCCAATCCCGGTATGACTGTGCTATCTTGGCGAGGCGCGGGTCATCGGTAAGCAATGCTCCGCCTTCGCCGGTCGTGATCTGGTGGGCAGGGTAGAATGAATAGGTTGAGAAGTCACCCCATGAACCAACGGGCTTACCGTCAAAGGCGGCGCCTGCGCTATCGCACGAATCTTCTATCAGGCGTAACCCGCGCCTTTTACAGAACGCGTCTATCGAAGTCATTTCACACGGATTGCCCAACGTATGCGTGATAATCATTGCCTTCGCCGTGAGTGGAGTTGCTTCCAGCTTGCTTGTGTCAATATTCCACGTCCCCGGCTCGCAGTCTACGAACACGGGCACGAGTCCAAGCTGAATTATTGGGTTAACGGTGGTTGGGAATGCACAGGCGGAGGTGATGACCTCACTCCCCCTCGGAAGTTCCAGCGAGGCCAGCGCCAAAAGATTGGCAGATGAACCTGAGTTTACGAATAAGGCATTACGTCTGCCGAAGCGTGTTTGTAGTGCTTGCTCGAATTTATGAGTAAGCGGCCCCGCTGTTAACCAATGCAAATCTACTGCGTCGTGCAACGCTTGCCAGTCCTCGTCTTCTATGACTGAACCATGAACGGGCACCGGGGTTACGCCGGGGATAAATTCCATTATCCCCCTGCTGCTTTCTCCGCATACTCGCGGTCCAGAACAAGCAACCCGTCCGGTCCAACGCGCTTGAGTTCCAACAACGCGTCGATTAATTCCCTCTCGCTGCTAGTCTGCTCTGCAATTGTCCATGAATACAAGAAGTCTGCTGACTGCCCGTCACTCTCCGCAAGCAGGTCAAGGATGCTGGCAGTATTGGCGCGTTCCAAGTCCAGCGCAGCCTGGAAGAACGGAATCGGGTCGTTGCCATCCAGGTGCGCGGGTTCATCCAGTGCGGTACATACCGGAGTCTGATTCCGAGAAATCAGATAGTCCGCAAACTTGCCGGAATGAATCAACTCATCCGCAGCCGCCTTGCGCATCCATGCCGCGAAGCCCGGCCAGTTCGCGCTTTCAAGTGATTGCGCGAAGTCGTAATACTGCGCCTGATTTTGTCTTTCCTTATTTTGTTGTGCTTGCCATTTTATAAAGTCCATAATTTACTCCTTAGTCATCAATATCGTTTGTTACGACGCTCTCTGGATGCCTTGAATGTTCAATTGTTATCTTCCCGTTGTCGCGTCTTATAATCTTGAACCATACGCCCAGAGGAAGTTCTTTCGCCCATAGTCTAAAAATTTCACCACTATAATTTATACCCTCGATTGTAATAACGTCTTTCAGAGCATCGTAATTATAATCAAGTGCTTTCATTCTCCAGTCCTTTCTTATTGCGTAAATTGATTACCGTCAGAATCAAACCAGCCGTGCTCACAATGCCACCCTCCACAAACGAAGTTAGTATTTCCTTGGTATGGAAACAAGTCTCGTGCTATCACTTCCAAAGCCGGCAACGTAGTGCCCTTCAGCCCCTGGCAAGATTCGCAGCTTTCCATGCCGTCGTCTCCACCGAAAGTAAGCAGTTTGTTCTTGGCTCCGTATAACTTTCCCATCGAATAAACGTCACCCAGGGTGGATGTGTATCCGCCCGACCTGTCCGAGATCCACGAACCAATGTCAACGGGCGGGTCGATCGCCATCTGTTCCTTGAGTGTGCGAAACAAGTCAAGGATGTTCTGCCGTTCCTGGTCTTGCCTGTCTCCCAACCAAATGCTGGCCGCCTGCGCTACGTTGTCAGGATCTCCCCCGCCATCCGCAATGCCTGCATCGAACGCATCCATGAAACTATTCGCCATCGACTGGATGAAGTCATTGCGCGCTTCCACCATGCCCATGCTTCCATCTGCGTAGTTGTGCAACGCTTCCATCAGCATACCGCTGTAATCTGCCGATACGGAACTAATGCCCAAGTCCTTCAGGTTAGCAAGAAGGTCTTGAGGAATGGGGACACGCTGCAAACGCAGATGTAGAAGAGCGGAGCGGAGGGCAGGAAGGTCAGTCATCGCTTTGTCACCAGTTTCCATGCAACCCAAAGGCGGGTGCGGAACGGTTGACGAAACCACACAGTCAGAGTTGACGAAATCCGGCGGCGCTCCAACTGGCGTAGTTTCTTGGCTTCGCGTTGGTTCATTTCTTCCCTCGAATAACGCTCAACTCAACCGCATCCGACACGACCATAAACTTGACTTTACTTGGAAGAACGCCACGCACATAATCCTCAACCGCCTTCACGGTTGCGCCATCCGTTCCTTGCTTCAGACGAATGACAAGCACGTCCGCGGGAGTCAGAGTCAGTTTGTTGATTTCCAATTTGATTACTTCAAACTTTTCCATCTCATCCTACTTTCTGCTTATCAAAAGCATTAATCCGATTAATATCATAAGGCCGATAGCACAAGCCCATGCACCCAAAAGAATAGCGAGACCAATCTCAAACATCCTAACTCACTTTCTGCGCTTTCAACAGCGCCATTGTTTCTATCCGCATCGCCTCCACGAGGGACGCGGTATCACTCTTGGTACTAACATCGAACGCCTTGATTATATCCGATTCGTTCTTGGCTTCAGCCAACTTCAGACGAACGGGGGCGGCGTATTCTTCCGGCAATGCCTTACATTCAAAGTCAACCGCCGTTGTACCCTTCTTGCGGAAACAACGAACCGCAATATCCTTCCACAATGCTAGATCTTTTATCATGTCAGCGTCCAGTGAAATTGACTTGCCGAACGCTGCGGGTGCTTCCGGTCTATCTGCTGGAGGCTGGACTGCATTTTGTAGTGGTGCGATGGGCTTGTCCTTGTTCTTCAACTCGACATCGAACATCTCGTCCAGGTCTTTGTAGTTTGCGCCCTCTGGTAAATCCAAGCCCAGCATGCCTCCGGCAATGGACGGTCTCATTCCTGCAGAAACATACATGCGATAAGCCGCGCCGCGCTTGGTCTCGTCCTCTTGGAACGCCTTCAGGGTCTCAGGTTTAAACTGCATCCGTAATCCCCAGCGCGAGAATAACTGAGAGTTTAGCGTACTTTGAATAGTGTTGTAAATCTTGACAAATATTCCATTCTCCAGCCACTGTCGGATCATTGGGGAGACCTCAGAAGCGAAGGCCATGTCAGACATAAATATAGCTGACGGGATACCAAAGGCTGCGCCGATACTTTCTTTCTGTTCTGAAATCAAGTCCTTATACGCACCTGCACCCATGTCCTTCAATCCAGCCCCTACCTGGTGAATCTCCATTTTGTCGGAGTTGATTAATTTAGCTACATACTTCGTGAACCCACGAATAAAGCTATTCCAGGTCGCCTCTGCCTTATCACGTTCCCCTTGTGCAATGTTCCCGCTTACTCCCAACAGAGTCGGGGGGATAAATCCACGATCTGCTAAAAGGTCAATGGATAGATCAGCCTTGCTCAATATCTTGGTAGCCAATAGAGCGGTAGCCATCGGGTAGTTCTTAGCGGGTCCGATTTCAATGTCGCTATCGGGTAACCAGAAATACAGCATCTCGCCACGGAAGTGACCACCGGTTACTTTGACTGGCGCGCCATTGGCAGTATATACTTCGTTGCTATCAATTGGAGTTGCCGCAGTTCCGTCGTACTCATCACCCGCCCCGAAGCCCAACCCAGCCGGCGCATAGATCCCGGCCTGCCCCCAATCCGCAGTTCGGGGAAACATGCTCAAGCCTTGCGTGGTAATCAACGGAACTACAGTATGCGGCGCACAGTATTGCAGATTAAGCAGACTCTTTCCCATTGTGATGGGGATGACGTAAGCCTTGCCCATGCACAGAGACTCGGCGATCAATCCGATGATTCGGGAAGGATCTGCCATCCCGCCTATTTTATTCTTCCACTTGGTTGACTCGTCGTAGACTTCATCGTTTTCGTCAAGTATATTGAATGGAAGGTTGGACACGCGCGTCGCCGTCATGTCACAGGCTTTTGCTATCCAGGGCACTACCCTGCGAAGCAAAGAGGGTATCTGCGTACCGCCGCCCCCGGTTGATGTTGCCATGAGGAAGTTATCGAATCCACCCCACGCGGTGTAATCAATTTCCTTTAATTCAAATTGGTCAGATTTATAGATTGATTTCGACATGATTGCTCCTTTCTAAGACATTAACCACGAAGCCCCACCCAATAGATCGTCCAGATATCTCTCTGCGTCATTGGCGTGGTCATTCTCTTTTAATGGTTCGTCTTTGGATATGCCCGCTGTGGTTATCTTCCATGTGTATGATTCTTTTTCATTGATGACATTATAACACCCTGGATCGACCGTATAACGTGGTTTTCCATCCCCTTGTATCTTCATCCGGTCTTGCATGTGCTGTATTCCATCAAGTACACGTCCTTTAGCAGGATAGGCAGGAAGTCCAGCATCGCGCATGGCCGCAATCAGGCCGGCCGCCGCCTCATCACACGCAATGGACTGGCAACCCTTCTCAAGATACCATTCTCTAGCCTTTGCAACTACCGCACTTTCAAGCTGGTTACGCTCGTACCACTCACGCGCAACGTGCCACCTTCCGTCACTATCCAGGCCAATCAATAAAATAACCGCCGGGTTAGTATATCCTTCGTCCATTGCTAGATACCAGGATACCATCTCTGAATCTGGGCGCGTCTTTACGTGTACGTTCGGGTCAAATGTATCGTAGACAACGCCCTCAGCCGTTGCCCAAATACCCTCGAATAGTCTTTTACGGCGGATTCCTGATAAGTTACCCAGCCTATCAATAGTCCGTTGTCCCTGTGCCGTAAGTTGTCCGTCTTCCGTGTAAAGCGTGGGGTTGTCTCTATGCGTGGTGTGGATCAATCGAAGAACTTTGGACTTGCTCCGCTCCTGAATCCAATGTTTGGATCCGCCCGGATTGCAATCTCCGAACAATTGCGGAAACGGTACTACTGCATTGCGCCCGGTGGTACGGGTAGTTAGACTCTCCCAATCATCTAAAACCAACTGCTCCGCCTGGTTGACATACATTCCGTCACGTTCAGACGATAAGACTTTGCCGGGGTTATCCATCCCAGCTACCCAGACAGTCGCGCCATTGTTGTACTGGTACTTCTCTGGCTTCTCTCCGCCGTAAGTTGTCACCGGCGCGGCGCGGATGACGCGTTCCCATGTTTGAAGAACTGACCCGTATAGATCGCGCTGAATTTTGCGCACTATTACCCATTGGCTAGCTGGATACTTCAATGCAAGTAAATGCAACTTCCAACAGGCCGCCAACGTTTTACCGGTCTCGGCGCTTCCTTCGACTATCACCTCGGGATCGTGAGCGTATATCAACTCCTTGCACCCACCCCGCGGGGTATAGTCCGATTCTGCCTGCCCCTCACCCGCTAAAATCTGATAGCTCATACCTTATCTGGATTTATGCCAACGTGAACAATAACTTCACTACCCGGCGGAAGGTCGCCTATTCCGCTATCGTGGAACAACTTCAAATGTCTCCCGATCTTCTCGCCGGCAGCTTGTGCATCATACAACTCTATCTCCAGCTCATGCACTTCCCGGTCTTCATCGCTTTCTTTCTTAGCTAGGAAGATGGTAGTTTTCTGTTTTACTTTCTTTATCAGCTTGGTCAGCCCACGCTTCTTTGCTTCCTGTAAATCCAGATTGAAGCCCATCCCGGAAACGTCGAGAAATTCGCCCATGTCGCCGCGGGCATGGTCTGCAAACAACTTCAACACTTCATCCTCCCCCATATGCATTTCTTTCAGGCGTCTTTCGTATTCTGCAATAATGATAGCGTTTGATAGCAGTTTCGATGAATTTACCTGCGAAGATTTGACAGAAGCGTGAGGATATACGCGTTTATATGCCTTAGTTGCATTGAAACAACGTAGATATTCGTCTAAAAACGCGCTGTGTTTCTTTGATAGGGGCTTTGCCATGGCGATATTATACCCTATTTTCAGCAACTGAATTTTAAAATATATTCGTTTGATACTCTTATCTGATTCTAAGGTTTCTCCCCGTGGGCGTGCTATTGTGATAGTAAGACATATCCGAATTAGACAAGAGGAGATTAGCTATGACACAAAAAGTAAAGTATGATGCACCGATCTGGTCCAAGTTCATGTCGTGCGGATGCTGGTTATCCATAATCACTGTGGTTGGGATAATCCTGCTTATCGCATTCGCCTCTGCCGGCAGTCATTAGGAGCGCAGCCATGAAAAAATGGTATTACGTCTGGAAACCGGGCAGTTTAGCATATCAATGCCAACTCACCGATAAAGAAGCCGATGAATACAGGAAGAATGGATTCTATGTCTCCCGGGTATGAGTTTATCACCGTCGGCGACATGGTAAACAGGATCCTGGACCTGGAACAAGCGCTCCAGGATGTTATGGATCTAATCCATGAATTGTCGGGGCCGACCTCCGAATATTACGACGTCGTGCAGCGCGCCCGGAAAACACTTAATCGGAAAGTAGGCGAATATGAATCCAACACCAAGTGACATAATTTTGACCGTCGCGATTGTCATGCTGGCTATTGTAGCGATAGTGATTTGGCTGTGTGCCTAACGCCACTCTTCCAGCTTAGCCACCCACTCTCTTAGTACCTGGAGAGAGGTCTTAGTCAATGCCCGGAGCAATTCGGGCATTTGAATTGATTCACATTCTGTCCAGACCAATTCAACCAGTTTACTTATCTTGTCGATCCTTTTGAAGAAAGACTTTCTAGCATCTTCTTCGTAGGCTGCCGATATTTCCATTGACATATCCCTGACGCTCGCGCCGGTTTCCTGTACCCAATCCAGCCAGGTTATGCAATCTTCGTCGGTAAGGTTGAATTTGTCTTTCAGGCGCGAAAGTGTCGCAAAGTGCGATACTGGGATTTCCGATGCGTATCGTAACCTTGATTTCAGATCAAAAGCGTCTCGGAGCGCATAAATCATATCCGTGCTTCGTTTCAGGCGCGCGCACAATCCTGCGGTAAGTCCTCTCGAATATGGCTTGAATTCTACGTATGCCGTTGACACCGCTTCGGCCAGACTCCATTTTGACGCCTCGGTTTTATCGGCAAGCGCGCCTATGGCTTCAATAACTTCGTGCAGGGCTTCTTCACTCATCAGTATTCCGGTTTCTATATTCTTTTAGTCGCGAGGGAGTAAGCGAACCAGAACCCCCGCAAAGAGGACATTCCTCGCTGTCAATTTCGTCTAGTTGTACAACCAATTCTCCACAGTTCTTACACTTCCAAAGAGACTGAACAAGATTTTCCCCAACTTTCCTGGAGCTATAGCCTCCGACCATAAGAAGATGACTGTGGCAACCATTGGGGCAAGTTTCGTCATGCCTTGTTTTAGGTATATCCCTGAATAAATCGTTGTTATCCATCTCACTCATC